TACGCAGGAGGTTCAGCGGCTTCACCCGTTTCGCTAAACCCGTTTGGCGGCTGGATCGGCATCGGCTGCATTCCGACTGTCGGCGGCGTCGAGGCGGAAATCGGCGGTGATCTGCTGATTCGTGGAGCGGTGAACTGCTCAGGCAACATCACCAGCACCGGCACCGCTCACGCATTTGCGAACGGCTCGATCCCCAGCCCTGCGGTGATCGGCAACACGCCGCAAACCATCGCCGCCACTGGCACGGCTGGCTTCGCGGGGCAGATGGTATGGGACGATGACTTCATCTACCTGAGAACCACCAGCGGCTGGAAAAAGGTAGCCCTCACTGCGATCTAAGGAACGGTATGACAACCATGAACCAAGTCGAGACGGCAGAACCGAAGCGTATCGTCATCGCCGACAAGGAAGTTGCGGCACTGGTGGCGCTGCGGCAGGAGTGTTACCCCGGCGAGGAGCTGCCGCCGTACTACCCGCTCACGGTGGAGCAGCCGACGCTGACGCCGCCTGATCTGCGGACGCCGATCGAGGGCGGAAAGGTAGGCTGAGATGCCAGGCAGGATCCCGAGGCTCCAGTCGCCAGCAGGGCCGCGACCAGTACGCGACAGGTCGCACTACCTCACCTCGAGCTGGAAGGCGACGCGGGTCGCTGTGCTCGTGCGTGACCTCTACCGCTGCCGATCGTGCGGCGCCACCGTCACCGGCAAGGCCGCCCAGGTCGATCACATCCAGGCGAGGTTCGATGGTGGGTCGGACGCACTTGACAACCTCCAGACACTGTGTGTGTCCTGCCATGGCCTAAAAACTAGGCAGGAGCAGAAGAGGCAGGGCCGGTATCACTGACGCCGAAAGGGTCGAATTGTTAGGGGGGGCATCCCCCGAAGATTGCCCTTCCGACGCTAGACCCCGCCTCCTTCTCCTGCGTGGGTGTCCGGAGTATTCGGGCTGTCCTAAAGGGCTGAAACCATGGGAACTCGAGGTCCGCTACCACGTCCGGGGTCGAAAGACTCACGCTACGGATACAACACGCTGCACAGAAAGACGGCAGCGCCTGCTCCGGGTCGAGTCACAATGCCGGCGCACTTGAAGTCGGATCCCGTGGCTGTCGGCATCTGGAAGTCGAGGTCCGCTGAGCTGATCAAGCTCAAGAAACTGCGGCCCGAGCAGGCCGACGCCTTCGCCATGTACTGCAAGTTGGTTTCCGACGAGCAGAGGCTGACGCAACTGGTCAACGAAGAGGGCTGGACGATCGCCACCGAGAAGGGTCCGGCGATAAATCCGACGGCACGGATGCTGAATCAGACACGGAATCTGCTGCTCGCCTCGTGCAAAGAGTTCGGTTTGACCATCGCAGCCGAGGCCAGAATCCCCACTGAGAAGCCCGAGGAGAAGCCGGAAGACGACGCTCTTGCTGCGTTTGGCATCTTGGGGTGATGCCAAGGAAACGCAAGTCTCCAGAACCGCCGGCTGTATCGCGCCCCGAGGCCGTCGATGGGTTCGTCTACAGCCAGGAGAAGGCCGATCGGGTCTGCTCGTTCCTGTCGAAGTTCGTCACGATGTCGAAGGGGCGACAGTGGGCAGGTAAGCCCATGCAACTCATGGACTGGCAAGTCCGTGAGGTGATCGAGCCCCTGTTCGGCTGGGTGGACGCCGCCAACATGAGGCGATACCGGCGGGCCTATATCGAGGTTCCGAAGAAGCAGGGCAAGTCCACCCTGATGGCGGGCCTCGTCTTGTACTTCCTCCTGGCCGACGAGGAGCCCGGGGCCGAGGTCTACGGCGCCGCCGTTGACCGTATCCAGGCCGGGCTGATCTACCGCGAGGTCGCCCAGAGCGTCCGTCGATCCCCGAGGCTCTCCGAGATCCTTGAGGTGGTGGACTCGCGGTCAACGATCATCCACAAGGCCAGCGGCTCCAGGTACACCTGCCTATCTGCCGACTCGTGGAGGGCGGAGGGCATCAATGCAAGTGCCGTGATTATCGATGAGCTGCACGCCCACCGAAAGCGGGATCTCGTGGACGCACTGCTCTACGCTGGCGCCGCAAGATCGCAGCCGATGGTGATCGCAATCTCGACGGCCGGCAGCGACCGCAACTCGATTGGCTACCAGTGGCACCAGGACGCCGAGCTCGTGATGGCGGATCCCTCCGTAAACCCGTCCTTCTACGGGCGGATCTGGGCCGCAGAGGAGGGCGACGACTACTCCGATCCTGCCGTCTGGAGGAAGGCGAACCCGAGCCTCGGGCATACGATCTCCGAGAAGGACTTCGCCGCCGACTACGTTGACGCCAAGACCAACCCCTCGAAGTTCTCCTCGTTCCTCCGCTACCGGCTGAACGTCTGGAGCGAGGCGGATACCCGCTGGTTCAACCCCGAATCCGTCGCCGCTTGCAAGGCCGCCCCGACGGAGCCGCTCGAGTACCTACCCTGCTGGATCGGCGTCGATCTTGCGTCGCACATGGACGTGACCTGCGCCGCATTCGTCACGAGGACGGACGACGGCTTCTACGATGTCGATCTGCTGGCGTGGGTGCCTGTCGAGAACGTGGGCGAGCGTGAACGCCGGGATCAGATCCCGTACTCGACGTGGATCCGGGAGGGGTGGCTGAAGACCACCGAGGGCTGCCGCTGCGACTACGACCAGGTGGTGGCAGACATCGCCGCCCACATGGCGAACCGCCAGGCGAGGAAGTGCGGCATCGATCTCTGGAATGCCCAGGGGGTGGCGACCGCCCTCCAGGGCCACGGGCTGGAAGTCGTCGGCATCCCGCAGAATTTCTCCCGGCTGACGGCGCCGTCGAAGCTGCTCGAGAGCCTGATCGCCACCAAAAAACTCCGCTTCCAGTCGCCCGTCTGGCTCTGGATGGCGAACAACGCCTGCGCCATGACCGACAGCAACGGCAACGTGAAACTGGACAAGGCGAAATCCTCCGAGAAGGTGGACGCAATCGCTGCCACGATCAACGCTCTGGCCCTGTCCATGGCAGACACCGCCGCCACGGGAAGCTGGGAGATCACGTCGATCTGAGTTCGGGGGGAAGGTTTTTCCGCCAACAATTGGGGGATGGATCAGGAACACCCAGAACCTGACTACGTCCTCGAGCTCCGCGGTGCGTGGGGTGGCACTACGCTCCCGCCGATCAGCTGGGTGGACTCGTGCCACATCGGCACCCCTGATCCCGTCGCCGGGCTCCAGGTTTCGGCCATCCTCGCCTGCGTTCGGGTGCTCGCTGAATCGATCGCCTCGCTGCCTTGCCGGCTCTATCGACGCCGGCCGGATGGCTCAAAGGAACTGGCAGAGGACAGCCCGCTCTACCGTGTCCTGCACGACCGGCCCAACTCGTGGCAGTCGAGTTACGAGTTCCGGGAGACGCTCATCGCCCACTGCGCCATGTGGGGCAACGCCTACGCCTTGATTCGCCGAAACGAGCGGGGCGACGTGGACAGCCTGGTGCCGATGCACCCGTCGGAGGTGACAGTCTCACGCCTCCAGAACGACGCCATCGCCTACGACTGGTGCCCGATCGGAGGCTCGCCAACCCGGTATCTGGACGACAGCGTCCTCCACGTCCGGTGGCTGAGTGACAACGGCTACATGGGCATGGTGCCGCTGTCGCTCAACAAGACGGCGATCCAACTGGCCCGCTCAATGGAACGCTACAGCGCCCAGTTCTGGAACAACAACGCCAAGCCTGGCGTGGTGCTGACGACGACCCAGCCGATCCCACCCGAAGGGCAGGAGCGGCTCCGGAACTCGTGGGAGAGGTTGCACCGAGGCACCGAGAACGCCGGGCGGACGGCTGTCCTGCCGAATGGCGTGACCGTCCAGGAGCTCGCCGGCGCCACCAACGAATCGGCCCAGCTCGTGGAGATGCAGATCTTCGTCGTCCAGCAGATCGCCAGGGCGTTCCGCGTCCCGTGCTCGATGATCGGCGAGAACTCCAAGACGAGTTACGCCTCGGCGGAGCAGGAGGCCCTGTCGTTCGTGCAGCACTCGCTGCTGTCCTGGTGCCGCCGGGTGGAGTCGGCGTTCGAGCGGGCCTTGCTCGATGATCTCCCGGGCTACTCGATCTCGCTCGACGTTCGTGGGCTCCTTCGTGGCGACAGCGCCAGCCGGGCAGCCATGTACCGGGATCTGTTCGCCCTTGGTGCCATCACGCCAAACGAGATCCGGCAGCTCGAGGATATGCCAGCCGTGGCGCTGGACGCTGCCGACAAGCTGTACATCCCGGTCAACAACTTCGCCCCGCTGGGGTCTCAGCCGGAAGGAGTCGAAGATGTCGAAGACAGTTGAACGCCGCTTTCTGGAGACTGCCGAGGATACGCTCGGCGTCGAGGAACGAGCCGACGGCCGCCCCCGCATTCGCGGCATGGCAGCCGTCTACAACCGCCCCAGCCAGGATCTCGGCGGGTTCCGCGAGGTGCTCCTGCCGGGCTGCTTCGACCACATCCTGGAGCGAACGTACAAGCGGGCCGACGTTATTGCCTGCTGGAACCACGACCCGGGGCAACTCCTCGGACGCACCTCGAGCGGCACGCTGACGCTCACGTCGGACGAAAAGGGACTGCGATACGAGATCGACCCGCCTGACACGCAGCTCGCCCGGGATCTGATGGCGCTGGTGAGGCGGGGCGACGTGTTCGGCTCGTCGTTCGCATTCACCGTCGATTCCAAGGACGAGTCGTTCTCGAAGGACGACACCGGCACGACGATCCGGACGATCCGAAAGGTCTCGGGGCTCTACGACGTGTCGCTCGTGACGAACCCGGCATACCTTGCCACCAACGTCTCCGTGCGTTCCTTCGAGGAGTGGACCGCCGCCCAGGCTGTCGCGCCCGAGGAGTCTCCGAAAACCCTGGACCGGAGGCGAGTCCTGTCGGCCATCGGCCGGGCGTTCTGTCACCTCGCCGGGAGTCGCACCCATGGGTAGCTGCCTCTGCCGTCGCTGCGGTGGTCGCCTCCGTGTCGAGAGCTCCTACCGGAAGGGTCCGGCTCAGGCGCAGTACCTCCGCTGCACGTCCTGCCAAGAGAAGCGTTCGCGGGTCGTTCCCGCCTCCGAAGTCTGGCGCCGCAAGAGAAAGACAGAGCGATGATGGATCCGCAGATCGTCCAAGGGCTGATCGTCCTGACTGGGTTCCTTCTGCTCGTCTCCCCGGCCGTCGGCCGCTGGATCGCACGCACCGCGAGCGATGTCGTCTGGGCCCAGAGCACCCGCACCGACTTCGAGAAGCGGACGGTGACGGAACTCCTTGACCTCAAGGATAGGCTCGAAAAACAGGGCCAAACTGACGCCGGCCGGATCTGCAAAGACCTCGTCATATCGGTGATCTATGGACAGTCAAAGCCGTAGGTATCTCGGGTTTCTCGTCGTCCTCTTCGGCGCGTTCGCTCCCGTGGCTGCGAACTGTGCCAAGGCAGAGAGGCCAGTCCAGAGGATCGTGACGGCACCAGTCCGCAAGATGCTGGGCAGCGCCCCCGAGCTGCGTGTCGTCGCCCTGGTCAACGCCGAGCGGCAGCGCCGAGGGCTGCCGACCGTGACGCCCAGCGAGTCGCTGATGAACTTCTCCCGCTCGTGGAGTCAAACGCAGGCGAGCCGGCGACGGATGTACCACTCGAAGGGCCCGTACCGCGAGAACGTCGCCGTCGGCCAGCGGACGCCAGAGGAAGTCATGTCGGCGTGGCTCAACAGCCCGGGCCATCGCCGCAACATATTGAGTTCGGGCATATCCCAGATCGGCGTAGGCTGCGTTGCATCCAGTAACGGCGGTTTGTACTGGACTCAGACCTTCCAGTGAGGACAACACAATGCGTTTCAATCAGTCGTTTGCCGTGGCTCTCGCCCTGACCGTGTTCGCCCTGACCTCGATCGCCTGTGCCGGCAACGGCTCGAGCGGTGGCGGCGCCGTGAAGGTGACGCCGAAGGTCGTGGAAGTCGAGCAGGCTGTCGTGGTGGATGTGCCCGCCGGCACGAACGCCAAGGTCACGGAGTCGGTCACGATCAACGAGGGCGGCACCGGCTCGCAGCCGCCCGCCTACCGGCACCAGCGGCGTGACGCCAACAAGGAATGCCGCGAGACGAAGAAGGCGGCACGGTTCAGCCACAAGGCATACCGGGCCGGTCGCAAGGAAGGTGCCGCAGCGGCTGAGTCCACCGCGACCGAGGCCGCCAGAGACGCCTACTCGGCGGCCAAGCAGTAACGCCCCAAGGCCAAGGAGGGCCAAGGGGTGCGTCTTGCATTCGCCCTGTTTCTCGTGCTGCTCTGGGCCTTCTGGCCGTCTCTGACGGCTCCGGAGAAGGCGCCGCCGGTCGTTGTCACGGCCAAGAAGCCGATCCCAAAGTACGACTTCTTTCCGCTGCTGCCGCTGGTCGAGCTGCAAAAAACACCCGCCGAGGACTCCAAGCCGAGCCTCACATTTACCTATGGGCAACCTCCGCTTGTGCGCGGAGCCCCGGCGGGCCTTCCTCCGGTTCTCGTGGACGTGATCCGCAGGGTGCCAGACGCCGAGAGATGGCGTGACCAGTTAGATCCCGGCGACCTGATCACCTGGACGCACGAAGCGACGCACGGCGCCTCGGCGATCCTGCCTCGGGTGAAGGGCTCGCACGGGATCTACGTCGGTGGCGACAAGTCGATCTGGATCAAACACCCGAAGATCACCATCGGCCAGGTGGCGGCAGCCGTTCCAGAGAAATGCCGTGGGAAGATCTTCCCGCTCTACATGGTCGAACAGCGCCGCTACTGGGACAAGGAACCGATCTACCTCTGCGAGGAGTGGGTGGGCTACGTCCAGGGGACGATCTGCCGAAAGCAAATCGGATGGAAGAAACGGCAGGAGACGGAGCGGTACGCCGAGGAGCTCGAGTACTACTGCCGTGTAATGTCGTCCGTCGCCAAGAAGCTCGACCCGACATACCCCGACGCCGAGAAGCTCGACGCCTTCATCAAGTGGAACGCCGCCCGGTTCTGCGACTACAAGTCGATGCCGGGGCCGAAGTAATTCCGGGGCAACGGATCACAAGTACCCTACGGTAGTGGAGGACTGAGTTCGGGGGGTCTCGGAACGCTCGTACTTTGCAGGGAGCCGGATGGAACCGGCATTCCCCAAGCAAAGGAACTGCGATGAACCCGACCGTACGCAAGCTGCACGAGGAGCTGGCGGAAGTCCGTTCCGAGATGGAACGGCTGAGCGCCATGGAGTGCTCGACGCCCGAAGAGATCCAGGCCCGCGAGACCGAGATGGAGTCGCTCGTCGCCCGCTCGGAAGACCTGACCGCCCGCTCCGCCAAGGAGGAGGCGTTCGCCGCAGCCCGTGCCAAGGTCGAGGCCGTCAAGACCAGCACCAACGTCGCTGGCATCGTGGCCCCGGTCGCCGCCCAGGCCCCGATCGTCCGCAGCGCCCCGACGCTCGGCAAGGTTCAGGGCTTCGAGACCGCCGAGGCCGCCGAGAAGGTGGGCCGGTATCTCCGCAGCCTCGCCCGTGGCGAAGTCCGTGGCGACTTCTCCACCGCCACCGAGGAGCCCAACTCCCACGGCGGTCTGTCCCCGACCTATGACGGCAAGGGCGCCGAGCTCGTGATCCACGAGCTGTACCGTGGCATCCTGAATATGCTGTCCTACGCCTCGACCTGCGTGCAGGTCGTGAGCACCTTCCCCGTGAACACGAACGGCCTTGAGCTGCCGATCGCCGACATGGTGGACGAGGCGGAGTTCTACCTCGAGAACTGCGAGATCAAGCCCGTCCTGCTGAAGACTCAGCGGGCGGTGCTCGACCTCAAGAAGCTGGGCGCCCGTGCCCAGGTCTCGAACGAGCTCCTCGAGGACGCCTACATCTCCGTGGCCCAGCTCGTGGCGCAGAACTTCGCCTACAGCTTCGCCAAGAAGATCGACCGGACCTGGCTCCAGGGCGATGGCGCCGCTGGCGTGGACGGTCTCATCGGCAAGATCCCGCCGGAAAACGTCGTGACCGCGCCGACGAACCTGACGCCGGCAACGCTGGCGAGCGTCGTCTCGACCTGCAATCCCAACGCTGGCCCGAGGTGCTGGGTCGTCAGCCCCGAGGGATGGGGCAAGATCATGGCCGTCAGTGCCTCGGCGATCGGCGCCAACATCGCCGACACCGTCCGCCCTGTGGTCTACGGCTCGCCCGTCTACCAGTGCCTCGAGCTGCCGCCCGACACGCTCGCCCTCTACGGCGACTTCAAGATGGCCTGTGCCATGGGCTACAAGCCCTCGGGCCTCCAGGTCGCCGCCTCGGCGGACAGGGCGTTTGAGTACGACCAGGTGGTCTACCGGGCGACGGCTCGGTATGCCTGGAACTCGCACAGCCCGCAGTACGTCGTCCGTCTGGCGAAGTAGTACCAACGTCGCGGCACACAGGGGGCCGGCGCTGCAATCTCGCGGCGCCGGCCCTCTGGCCTACCGGAGCCCTCCAGTGCGTCGATCCCCCTACTACCACTCGCTCCAGCGGATCACCGAGCCCACGATCGAGGCGGTCTCGCTCCGCGAGATGAAGGATCACCTCCGTCTCCTGCCCGACGTGGCGGACGATGACGGCTACATCTGCGACCTGATCGCCGCCGCCCGGCGGGTGGTCGAGTCCCGTACAAGCATCACGCTGGCTGCGACGCAATGGCGCTGCCGACTGAGCCTCGACGCCTGTGCCTGCGACTGCGGCGGCTACGAGCTCCCCATGCCGCCCCTGCTCCTGGGCGACAACTACCCGATCGAGATCACCTACCAGGCCACCGACAGGACGCTCCAGGTCGTTCCCACGACTGCCTACAGCGTCGATGACGGCTGCTACCCGGCGAGGCTCTACACCCACTCGGGGTGGCCCAACGCCTGCTGCCAGCGGCCCGTGACGATCTCCTACTGGGCTGGCTGCGAGCACGCCGCCCAAGTGCCCGCAGAACTGCGGCAGGCTGTCCGTATGCTCGCCGCCCACTGGTACGAGAACCGGGAGGCTGTCGTCACCGACGGCGGCGCCCAGATCCTGCCGATGGCCGTGGACTCGTTGCTCGCCAGTGCCTCCTGGACGGGGAGGTTCTGATGCGTGCAGGAGCCCTCCGAGAGGTCGTCGTCATCGAGACTCCCGAGGAGACCCGCAACGACGTGGGCGAGTTCGTCCGGACGTGGAAGAAGTGGCGAACCGTCAGGGCATCGGTCGAGCCCGTGAACTACACGGAGTCAGTCCTCCGCCAGCAGACCGGCGGCCAGGCGACGCACACCGTCCGCACCCGCTGGTTCCCCGGGCTCACCGCCGCAATGCGGCTCCGCTGGGAGTCTCGCTCTCACCGGATCCTCTGGGTCTCGGCGTTCGTGGAACGCGGGCACCGCCAGGAGTACGAGATCACGGTGGAGGAGCGTGCCAATGCCTAGCGGCCTCTCCATTTCCTTCGACCTGGACAACTTCGAGAAGGACTGCCAGACCCTCGCCAAAGGGTTTGCAAGCGTCCCGCCGGCAATCGCCAAGCGGTCGATCCGTGCCGCCATCCGCCGTGGCGTGAAGCCGTTCGTGCCGGAACTGCGGAAGGCCACCCCGATCCGCCGGCAGAAGCGGAAGCCCGTCGCCGCCGAGCCGGGCCAGAAGCCCAAAAGCGATCCCGGCCGCCCGGGCGTCCTGCGGCGGAACATCACGACCGTGACCAAGTTCTACAACAAGAGCCGCTACACGTCGTTCGTGGCGAAGGTCTCTTTCGCATACGGGCCCGGAAAGGCGAATCACTTCCACCTGGTGGAGGCCGGCACAGCGATGCGAACGGCGCCGAATGGGGCGAACCGGGGGCGAGTCGTCCCTCGGCGGTTCCTGCTCGAGACGTTCAACCGCATGGCGCCGAGCATCAGCCACATCATCCAGCAGGAGCTCTGGGTGGGGCTTGAGTCTGCGTTCCGACAGGTTCCCGCCTATCTCGCTGCCAGATCCCGGAGGCGTGGCTGATGGCATATCCCGAGCAATGGTTGTGGGCGACGCTCGAGAAGGCGACCGGGTTTCGGGCCTGGCCGGCAGAGGCACCACAGACGGAGTCGGCTCCGTATTGCGTCTTCGCCAGGGCTGAGACAGCCCGAGAGCGGCACCTGACCGGGGGCCTCGAGCAGGCTGTCGCCACGTTCAACGTCTGGATCTACACGCCGAAGTACCTCGACGGGAAGGCAGCGGCAGACCGCGCCCGTGTCGCCATGGACAACTTCGGGGACGACGGATCCGAAAATACAATCCGTGGGTGTTTCCTCACTGCGGAATCGGACGGCGAGCCGGTCGATTTCACGGGCGAAGGCAAGAGCACCTATGTGAACGAGCTGGTGTTCGAGGTCAGATTCTCGGAGTAAGGCATCATGGCAGCAGTCACGTTCCCCACGGCACACGGCACTACGTTCACGTTCGGTGGCGCCACGTTCGCCGCCACCAACGTCAAAAAGAAAGTCACCGGCAACGATCCGAAGGACGGCCGGATTGACACCACGACGCTCGATATGCCCGAGAAGTCGAAGCGTCGCTACCAAGACTCCCCGATTCTCTCGGAGTCTGCCGGTGAGACGACGATCACGCTGACGTTCTTCGGGGCGACCGAGCCCGATATCGAGAACGTGGCGGCAATCTCGTTCCCTTCGCTCGGCGTCACCGGACAGGCACGCTGCACGGAGTACGAGCTCGAGGGCGCCGTCGCCGACGTGATCAAGGGCACGGCGTCGTTCACGATCGAGCCGCCGGAAGACACCACTCCGTGATAGGAGGGGTTTCCGATGGCAGCGTTCCCAGTAACTGCCGGCACGGTCGTTGAGTTCGACGGCGTTGCACTCCGTGGGGCGATCTCGTTTTCGTTGAACCCGGGCTCCTGCGGAGTGGCCGACACCACGGGCACCGACAACGTCGTCAAGGGAGCCGGCCTCGCGTCGGTCGTCCTTCGCACCGTCGAGCCCGGGCCTGTTGAACCGGCTACCGCCGAGGTTGTCGTGATCGGCGACGTGGTCACGACGACAGCGGCACTAGGCAGGGTGGCTACGCTCTCGATGTCGGGCCCGTGGGGCTCGATTTCCGGTGAGGCATTCGTCACTGGCTACCCGGTCTCGGGCAGCGTGGGCGAGGTTCCCCGGCAGACTATTTCCTTCCAGTTCACAGGACTTTGAACAATGCCAGCAAATCGTGAAACCTTCGCCGCCCTCGAGCATGGCGGCCCGACTGAGATCTACATCCCCGAGATCGGCCAGACCGTGTTCCTGCGAACGCTGAAGTTCGGCGAGTGGGCATCGATCGCCAAGCAGCACCAGGACGCGGGGGACGCCGTGCCGGTGGAGCTGATGGCGAAGACCGTGGCGATGACGCTCTGCCACGAGGACGGCACTCGGATCTACGGCGCCGACGAGACGGACGCTGTTCTCAGCCTGCCGTGGAACGTGGCGGCCGGGATCTACCGCCAGGTGGTTTCGGTGGTGTTCGGCGTGAACCAGAGGGCAGAGGCAAAAAAAGACTAGAGCGCCAACCGGAGCGGGAGTTCCTGCTGCGGCTGGCGCTGGCGTTTGGGGAGCCCAACCCCGACCGCCTCGCGGAGCAGATCACGGTCGATCAGTACTGGGAATGGCTGGAGTACTACAGGCGGCACCCGTGGGGTGACGACTGGGCACGATCGGCGAGGGTGGCACTGGCATCGGTGACGGCGGCAGGAGCGAAGGTCGGGCCGGATTTTGTGACGGCGTTCGTTCCGTTCTCGTCGGAAGACGATGAACCAGCGAGTCAGGAGGATGTCGAGGCGGCGATCGTGGCGGAGTTGAAGAAGGTTCCCCAGTTCAGGCAGCAGCTCGAGGCACAGGGACGATGACTCAGGCACGCATCGGAGCAGTGTTCACCGCCAACACGGCGGGCCTCGTGGCCGGCACGAAGACGGCGTCGTCCGCACTCGACCGGCTGGCGGCCGACGTGCGTGGCGTCCGCAGTGCGATGGGCACGCTGAATACCCTCGTCGGCGCCCAGGTGTTCGCACAGCTCGGATCGTTTGCGTCGAGCGCCGCCCGTAGCCTCTTCCAGATGGGCGAGGCTGCCGCTGAGTCGAGCGACAAGATCCGAGACTTGGCGATCCGGACTGGCACGGCCTACGGGGAGATGGCGGGCCTGGCTCTCGCGGCGGAAGGGGCTGGAGTCGGCGCTGACACGCTGGCGAACGCCATGACCAAAGCCGACCGGGCATTCATCGCAGCCGGTCAGAGCTCGGCGGCAGCCACGAAGGCTTTCGCCGGCATCGGGCTCTCATTTCAGGAGCTCCAGGGGCTCTCGCCCGCCGAGCGGTTCTCGAAAATCTCCGACGCCATCGCAGCATTGCCCACGGCAGCGGAGCGATCGGCGGCGGCAATCGCACTTTTCGGACGTGCCGGGGCTCAATTGGTGCCGCTTTTCAACGAGGGCTCGGGGGCAGTTTCCGAGGCCACGGCCCAGGCGGAGCGGTTCGGTCTCGCCCTGACTGGTGCCCAGGCGGACAACATCGACGCCCTCGGCGACTCGTTCACCACGCTGAACGCCGCCATCCGTGGCGTCGTCACGCAGGTCGTGGCGGAACTCTCGACCGTGGGGAAGGCGCTCAACGACGCCCTCTCCAACTACATCGGCACGCAGGGCGGCGCCAACATCGGGCAGGCGATCGCGGACGCCATCCTCAACGCCGCGGCCTATCTGGCGGACCTGGCCGACTACTTCGTGTTGCGCATTCCCGAGGTGTTTCGGTTTGCGGAGGGTGTGGCTGTGGTCTGGAGAACCGCCGCCGACAACTTCGGCCGCGTCTTCCAGTTTGGGATCGGCGTGGTCAAGGTATTCGAGACGTTCGGAAACGTGATCGGTGGTCTCTTCTCAGACATCGTGGCCGCTCTTTACGGCGCCGCCGCCAGGATTGCGGAGGTTGTCCCAGGGTTTGGGGAGTTCGCCGACGGCCTCCGACAATCCGCTGGCGAATGGAACGCACAGGCGAGGCAGTACGCCCGCGCCATGAACCAGAACTCCGACGAAGCCGGTCAGGCGTTCGGCCGGGCATTCGGCACGGAGACGGCCGCAGCCGCAGGGCAGGTTGCCGGCCCCATTCGGGCGATATTTGACGACGCCAGGCGAAAGGCCGAAGAGGCTCGACGTGCAGGCGAGAAGCCCGGCCAGCAGTTGCCGCAGGTGGCCCTCGCTCCCCTCGACACCCGCATCGTGAAGGGGCTCGATATCCGCTCCTCGGCTGGCGTCGCCGAGCTGCTCCGTCTGAGTCAGCCGGACGGCGCCTCCAAGAGCAAGGAACAGCGGGCCCTGGACGCACAGGAGCGAGCAGCAGACGGCATCGAGGATCTCGTGGACGCCTCCGACGAGGACGGGGTCGCTGAC